TTGGGCTTATGTTTTTTTATCATAACATGATAATGCTTATATCTTCCGAAACCATGACTACTAGTAAAACAACGAAACAATTCATCTGTTATATGAAAACGGCTAAATGTTGTTACACTTACCGAACCATTATAATATTTCATTGAACGGGCTAACCCCATTAATGCTGCTTGATTCATTTCAGAGCATTTTACATAACTCGGATTTATCTTATAATGTTTTTGAAAATTTTGCGATTGTCTAATTGCCCACCAACTATATTTTGAAACAAGTAATTTTTTTACTGTATTTTTTTTAGATTCTTCTATATTCGAACTTGATAATACTTTATGAACATATTTAAGTTGAACAGGTGTTAAATAATAACAAACAGAGTAACAAATGCATGTAAATAGTAAAATATATCGTATCATCACTTTTTAACAATTAATATATGTCTAGATAACTTTTTAATTAGTTTAATATCTAGCTTTAATTGCTTGTTTGCTAAATGATTTTATTTTTTCTTTATCACATATAAAAATTCTTTTACTGGTTTATATTCTTTTTCTCGTTTATAATTACTTATACCTTTCAAACGATTATAGGTTTTATGAGTTATTGGTATTTTTTCAACGCTAGATGCAAAATCTTTCAAAATAGTATCTAATTCTGGTATAGGTATAATACCACCATCATTATAAGATAAAACAATGTAAGACGCATTTGTATGTTTTATTAAATCTTCCAATGCCGATTTTGCATGTTTTTTACTATTATAATTAGATGTGAACCAGTTTAATGGCTGACCTCTATTAGAATCAGGTATTTCGATTGTTTTATCCCAGTCGTTGATTATGTCTAATAAAAAATAATATATAGAATAAGGATGTTTGTTGTAAGGAGGATCATAATAGACAATATCTAATTTTTGTTTAGATGAAATGGATTTAATCCATTCATTTGTGTCCATTTGAGAAATATGTACTTTGGTATTATTTTTATGAAATATTGGCTCTGTTAATTTAATAGGTGCGGTAATACGCTTTGTATCAACTTTATTTTTTCCACCATAAGCACCAATTTCCCCATTCTTATAAAATGCTGAAAACTGTCCATTTGTATTATTATGTATAGAAGATTGAACCAATAATGGAGCCAATAAGTAAGATTGATATTTTTTAGGCAATGTATCTATATAATCTCTTAATATATCAATATTTTTACCGTTTTCATGTGTAAAATAGGCTCGTTCACCTTTTTGTATTATCTCTTTTGAAGGAGCCCAGTGTTTTGAAATCCAGGGGCGATCTATTTCTTTTTTTTGTAATAGCAATTTATTTGCTTCTTCCATATATTCGTTTATTTTTTGTAAACATTGATTGGTTGGATTTGATAAATAGCATTCATTTAATGTTTTGCTATAACCAGCAATATCATTTACATAAAGTTGATCTGCTTTTGTTTTTAGTAATCTACTTACTATGCCCGAACCAGAAAATCCATCTCCTATATTTAAGGCGTTTTTTCCTAATTCTTTCTGAATTCTATCAATGACATCTTCAATTTGAGATAATAGTTTACGTTTATTACCCATATACGTTATTATTTGTGAAGTTAGATATTCATTATTGCTCATGTAAATTAGTTGTATATATTTATTTGGTAAAAAAAACTTATAAAATTATAAATTTTATATTTTAAAAAATCTATAATAACATTATTCTATGCTTGCATTTACAGAACTTTTAAGAATATTGAGGCATAATAAGCCAAAACAAAATAAAGTATGCGTATAATTATTGTTAAATACTTGTATCACAATTATATACATAATTTTAAATGGTATCGATTAAAATATATGCGATCGTATTGAAACATAAAACCGATTTAATTAATGAAATGACAGAAAAATTAAAAAACACAAATATAGATTATGAGATATTTGATGCAATTTATGGCAAAGATTTAACAGAAGATTTCTACAATGAGAATAATATAGTTATTGATCCAAAATTTCGTAATCCATTTACTCATACTTCTATGACTACAGGAGAAATTGGTTGTGCATTAAGTCATTATTATTGTTGGAAAAAAGCGTATGAAGAAAATATAGATTACCCAATTTTTGTAGAATCTGATGCTATATTTGAAAAAGATTTTGAATGTACAATAAAAGAGTTTCTGAATAAAGAATATAATTTTGATTTGTTATATTTAGGACGAAAAACTTTTACAGATGATAAAAATGATATATTACAAATTAATGATAAATATAAGTTAGTTAATCCAGTTTTTTCTTATTGGTGCATTGGTTATATGTTTAGTAAGGAAGGGACTAGAAAAATGGTAAATTCAGAATTTTTAAAGAACCTTATTTCAGTAGATGATTTTTTACCAATAATGTATTTAGATCTACAAAATCAGTATTACAATCGTAGTAACTATTCTTCTGAAAGTATACATGCTATTGCAATAGAACCAAAATTAATACATCCTAAACCAAATACATTTTTAGTTTCAGAAACTGAAGGGCAACCATTTTATAACTATAAATATGACAATAACTTTTATGAAAATACTATTCAAGTTGTTACAGTAGGAACGGATCCAGTAGATGGTTATAAAAGATTCGTCGACAGTACTATAACTTATGGTTTTCCTTACGTTTGTTTAGGCTTTGGTAAACCATGGTGTGGTAATGATATGGCTAAAGGAGCAGGTGGTGGACACAAAGTTGTTTTGTTAAAGGAATATTTACAACAATTTGATGATGATGATAAAAGATACATAATATTCAGCGATTGTTATGACGCAGTGTTATCTGCTCCACCTAATTTAATTATCTCTAAATTTAGAGAATTACAACAATCTCTTGATGCTGATATTATTTTTTCAGCAGAAGCAAAACTCTGGCCAGATTTTAGTTTAGTATCTCAATTTCCCGATGTAGGTACACCATATAAGTATTTAAATTCTGGCGGATTTATGGGTACTATTAAAGATGTTAAAAAATTAATTCAAACACCCATTGAATCCTATGATGATGATCAATTATATTATCAACGTGAGTATTTAAAGTCAGTAAAAAAAGAAATAAATTTAAAAATTAAATTAGATGCTAAGGCTGAAATATTTCAAACATTAAGTTCTCATTTTGAACATATTGAAGTTGATAATGGAATATCAAAAGTTAAAAACAAATTAACAAATACCACTCCAATGGTGATTCATGGTAATGGGGGTCCAAAATCAAAAACATTTATAGATAAATTATGTAATTATATTAATACTAAATACAGACATATATATGGTTATAAGGATAATCACACAAATCTAAAGAAATTGGGTATAGATGAGACGAAATATCCGAAAATTTATATGACTATCATAGTAGATGATAAATCGTTATTTGCTCAATTTACTGATTTCTTTCAACAAAGGTATCCAAATAATTTTATAATCTATCATGTTCTCAACATTAGTGGAGAAAGTTTACAAGAAGAAGTTAATTCCTTTCAAAAAGAGTACAATAAAATGATATATATAACAGACTTAACTAATGATTGCGGTGAATTGAGAACATTTTATATATTATTGATGTCAACAATGCAACATATGTACGATTATTTATATATTGGACATATAAGACATATAATTAAGGATGAAAATTGGTTAAGAAAAGCAATATGTAGTAATTTAGATGTGATTGCTCCAATGTTAAATGGACAAAATAATACATATTTTTCAAATTTTTGGGGAGAAGTAGATGAATCTAGTGGATTTTACAAACGTTCATGGGACTATATGGAATTAGTTGAACGAAAATATAAAGGATATTGGAATGTACCATATATTTCAAGCAGTATGTTAATTCATAAAAATAAATGGAATCAAATAATGAAAGCAATTAAAAATGAATACATTTTAGATAGAGAGGTTACAAACTTTGATATGTATTTTTGTAGATGTTTACAATTAAGAGGAATATTTATGTATATATCAAATTATGATAATTATGGTTATATTCGGGATTAAATGAATGATTTTTTTTATACTTCAATTATAATATAATTTATGTCTAATATTAAACAAATTATATTACCAAATTTAGAAAATAATAAAAACAAAAAAACTACTAATAAAAGAAAAATAGTTAATACTGAGTTATGGGAAACAAATATTGAAAATATTGATCAGTTTGAATTAATAAAAAATTTAAAAACAGACAAAGAACTAAATAATGCAGAAAAACTTGTACAAAAGAATATAATAACAAAGATACAAGGATATAAAAATCAAGACATTAAAAAGAAAATTTATAATGAAGAATTATTTATAGATAATGATTATGTAGTCAAATTGTTATGCGAATCAAATTTATTATGTAACTATTGTAAGGAAACAACATATTTATTATATGAAAATGTAAAACAATCAAATCAATGGAGTTTAGATAGATTAGATAATAAGATTGGCCATAATATAGGAAACGTTGTCATATCGTGCTTAGATTGTAATATAAAACGTAAAACTATGCATTTTAAGAGATTTGAATTTACAAAGCAATTACAAATCATTAAAAATGAAGAAGTTTAAACTGATTTAAAATAATATTTTTAAACATAATAATATGATTAAAAATATACATTCAGAAATAGAAAAAAAATTAGATAAATTTCTAACAACGAAAAAAGTACCTAACATACTTTTTCATGGGTCTTCTGGATCTGGTAAAAGAACTATAGTAAATAATTACATTAATAAAATTTATTCTAATGATAAAACAAAAATTAAAAAAAACGTAATGAATGTGAATTGTAGTCATGGTAAGGGAATTAAATTTATAAGAGAAGAACTAAAATTTTTTGCAAAGGCAAATATTCAATCAAATGAAGGTGCTAATTTTAAAACAATTATTTTATTAAATGCTGATCAACTTACAATCGATGCACAATCAGCATTAAGACGATGCATTGAATTATTTAGTCATAACACGCGTTTTTTCATTATTGTAGAAAATAAAGATAAATTATTAAATCCAATATTATCAAGATTTTGCGAAATATACATTCCAGAATATTATGATAATGAAAAAATGATAAACTTGCATATCGAAAATAATAAAATGAGTATTTTTGATCAATTAAAACAAAGTAAATTAGAATGGATTCATCAAAACTTACAAACGATAAAGGTAGAAAACTATAATCATTATAATTTTGTAATTTTAGCAAATAACATGTATGAAAATGGTTTATCCTGTTTAGATCTAATTAACTATATTCAAGATTATGAAAGTTTAACAGAATTAGAGAAAACAAAAATAAATATTTATTTTGAAAAAATTAAGTCACAGTATAGAAATGAGCCGTTATTAATATTTACTTTACTTGACTTTATTTATCTAAGAGATGATAAAAATATATGTTTTTAAAACAACAAAATACTTAAAGTAGTGTGTTATATTTATTATATAATGGACGATTTTGTAATATCAAATTTACATGAATCAAGAAATGAATGGTGTAGTCGATTAGTAAGTATTTTTACACCATTAGTTATAGATGGTATGCGTTCTATATTTAATGAATCATGGAAAATATGTGCAGATAATGATGAAATGAATAAATATCTAATGACGTTTCAAAATTTGCTTTCTAGAGTACCAAAATGGAATAATGCTATTATAGAAGATGAAAGGAAGCGTATTATTGAGAGAAGTGGCTGTGATTATTTGGAAGATCTTATTAGTTGTGTTCATATTATTCAATTAAAGGTACTTACATGTATTCGTGTTGGAAGTAAACAGAAAAAAATAGATATATCTATTCCAAACCTTGATACATTTATACACAAAGTATACATAAATACAGCTAGAAAAATTTATAGCAATGTATATCTATTTGAGAAAAATCTATCACCATTACAATTGCAAAAAAATAATCGCGAACTAGAAAATATAGTTCAAGAATGTATTATGATGGCAATTAGAGAAAGCATACCTACAGAGGCAATTATACGTGCTTATATGGATGAAAATGTAGAGCACGAAGAGCAAGTATTTATAGAAGATGTAGAAGAAAGTAAAGAAGAAAATAATGAAAATAAACAAACAGAAAAAGAAGATGATGATAATGTAGAAGACGAGGATACAAATAAGGAAGAAGAAAGTATTCCTGAAGTAGTACCTTCAATACAAAACATAGATAATGAGGATGTAGTAACAAAACTAACATTTAATGATATGGATTCTGTTTTAGAAGAAGATAATAAAGTAAACGAAATAGAAGCACCAAAATCTTTAGAACGACTTGAAGATATCAGTGTATCAAGAATGTTAGATAGAAAGTTAGAGGAAGAGCCAAAAGAAGATCCAGAAGAAAGTGAAGATGAAGAGAGAATACAAATATCAACAGAGCCCGTAGATTTAAGTGGATTCGATGTAATAGATGATTCTATAGGCAAAGTATCAAGTGAAGATATTTTATTGAATGATGTTCAAGAACCACCTCCTCTTTAGGAACATTCGTTGAAAATATAAATTAATATTCTTTTTTAAAGTATATTAATGGAAAAATTATTAGTTATTAGTGCTTTAATTGCTCTCATGTTTTTTATATTAAAAATGTTAGAAATGAAATATATAGATAAGGAGATGAAACCATTAAAGAATGTTATTCGTGATTCTGTATTTGTATTTATATCAAGTTTAGGATGTTTATTCGTGTTTTTAAATTTTAATGGTTCTATTAATGACTTTATGAGTATAATAACAGCGGATAAAGGTAGTAATTTAAAGGCTACCGAAATATTTACAGACGAACCTGGTTTTTAAATTTTCGCAAATGGAATATTATGAAATAAAGAAATACTAAAAATATTTTATCATTTATTTATATATTAAAATGAATGATATATTAGATTTACAAAGAGATTTACCAGATAGTGCTGAAAATATTACCATGAAAATTAAAAAATCTCGAAGAAAATATGATAAACAAGAAAAAATAGAAAAAAACAGGACCATTAAAAAACATATAAAACAACAAGGTGGAAAAAGGTTGAACGAAGAAATAGTGGAAATGCTAGAAAAAATGTCAAAATTAATGAATAAAAAAGGTGACGCTATGAGATCGCGCATTTATGGAAAGGCCGCTGACACAGTATTATCTATTAAAGAAGATATAACAGATATTGAACAAGTAAAAGGAAAACCTAATATTGGACCAACCATTTTATCAAAAATGAAAGAATACATTGAAACAGGTACTTTATCTGTTATTGAGAAAGAAAAAAGTAACCCTTTAATATGGTTAACTGATATTCATGGAATTGGACCAAAAAAAGCCGGAGAACTAATTGAAAAAGGAATTCGTAACATAGAACAGTTGAAAGAAAGAAAAGAAGAATTATTAAACAATGTTCAGAAAATGGGTTTAAAATATTATGATGATGTATCAAAACCTATACCGCGTGATGATATTGATATGTTTAAAAAAATGTTTGATGAAGAATTTAAGAAGGTCGCTGAAAAAGATAGTAAATATGAGATAGTAGGAAGTTATCGTAGAGGTAAAAAAGCCTCAGGAGATATAGACGTAATTATTACTTCCGAAAATCAAGAAGTATTTAAAAAGTTTGTAGATTCGTTAAAAGAAAAAAAAATTATTGTAGAAATATTATCTTATGGAAATACCAAAGCATTAGTTATTGGTAAATTAGAAGAAAATTCCACAGCAAGAAGGATTGATTTTATGTATACACCGCCTGATGAATATCCTTTTGCTATATTATATTTTACTGGAAGTAAGGCATTTAATACTGTTATGAGAGGACATGCATTAAAAATGGGAATTTCTTTAAATGAACATGGAATGTATGAAAAACAACAAGGTAAAGAAAAAGGAAAAAAATTAGACAAAAAATTTACTACTGAAAAAGAGATATTTGATGATTTACAGTTGAAGTTTAAAGAACCAGAAATGAGAAAAGATGGTTCATCAGTAGAACCTATAAAAACAGTAATAGAAGAAAAACCTAAACAGGATAAACAGGAAGGGCCAAAATTAGGAAAATTGAAAAGAAAATATACAAAGAAGAAAAAAATAACAATACATGAATCAGAATTACCAGAATTAGTGCCTATTGTTTCACAAGAACCGCCTAAAAAACCTGAAGAACAAAGTATACAAGAGATGGTTGTAGAAACACGTAGTAGTAGTAAAAAAGAAAAAAATAAAACTAGGAAAAAAAGAGTTTTAAAAGAAGACAATACAAAATACATAGAAAAAATACCGAAAATGAATGTTAAAAAAGCTGAATTAATTATGGTACAATTTAAAGAACAAGGTATTGAAGTATTAGAGAAAATGGAAGAAAAAGATTTGCAAGATTTTATCGAAATATTAAATGCTCAATACTATAATACAAAAAAGGCAATGGCTACAGACACTGAATATGATATTATTAAAGAACTTATGGAAAGGAAGTATCCTAAAAATGCAATATTAGAAGAAGTAGGTGCAAAAATCGATAAAAATAAAGTAAAATTACCTTATGAAATGGCTTCTATGGACAAAATTAAACCAGATACAAATGCATTATTTAATTGGAAAAATAAATACAGCGGACCATATGTTTTATCTTGTAAATTAGATGGTGTAAGTGGTTTATATAGTACTGAGGGAGAAGAACCAAAACTATATACAAGAGGAAATGGTATAGAAGGGCAAGATATCAGTTATCTTATTGAGACATTAGATTTGCCCAAAGAAAAGAACATCGTTGTAAGAGGAGAATTTATTATTCCAAAAAGTGTTTTTGAGAAAAAATATAAATCCAAGTTTGCTAATGCAAGAAATCTTGTATCAGGTATAATTAATAGCAAAACCTTGGACAAGAAAGCCAAAGATTTACATTTTGTGGCATATGAAGTTGTAAATCCTCAAATGAGACCAGCAGAACAAATGGAAAAATTACAAGAAATCGGTCATGAAGTAGTACTAAACAAGACATATGAAGATATTACCAATGAACTTCTATCAACTTTATTAGTAGATTGGCGAACGAACTATGAATATGAAATAGATGGTGTCATTGTTTCTGATAATAAAATACATGTTCGTAAATCAGGGAATCCTGATTATGCATTTGCATTTAAAATGGTGATATCTGACCAAGTAGCTGAAGTTAAAGTATTAGATGTTATTTATAGTATTAGTAAAAGTGGGTATATTAAACCCAAGGTTCGTATTGAACCAGTGAAATTGGGAGGTGTAACAATTGAATATGCAACAGGTTTTAACGGTAAATTTATTGAAGATAATAAAATTGGTGTAGGAGCAATAATAGAAATTATTCGTAGTGGAGATGTAATACCATATATTAAATCAATAATACAACCAGCAGAACAAGCAAAGTTACCAGATATGTCTTACCATTGGAATGATACTCATGTAGATATGATATTAGATGAGATTGACGATAATGAAGCCGTAATAGAAAAGAATATTACAGCATTCTTTACTTCATTAAAAGTTGACGGTTTATCAGAGGGTAATGTGAAACGTATCATGAAAGCAGGATTTAAAACAATTCCTAAAATTATATTGATGAAAGAAACCGATTTTGAAGGTGTAGAAGGTTTCAAAGAAAAGATGATAAAAAAGATATATAATGGTATTCAAACAAAGGTAAAAAATGCAAGTTTGGTAGAAATTATGGCTGCCTCAAATATGTTAGGAAGAGGATTAGGATTAAAGAAGATGAAACCTATAATGCAAAAGTATCCAGATATATTAACTTCTAGTCATACTGAGCAGGAAAAAAAGGATATGTTAATGACTGTAGATAATATTGGAAAAGAAAATGCTAATGCTTTTGTATCAAATATTCCCAAATTTATGAACTTTTTAAAAGATGCAAAATTAACAGATAAATTAAAATCAGAATTAAAAAACACAATGGAAGTAAAAGAATCTCCAATAAAGGATAAGAATCATGCGTTATATGATAAGCATATTGTTATGACAAAGGTACGCGACAAATATATCATAGAACAATTAAAAAAAGTGGGTGCTCATTTAGATGATAATATTGGAAAAAATACAGATATACTAATTACAAAATCAAAAGAAGATGTTTCTAATAAAACAAAAAAAGCAAAGGAAATGAATATACCAGTAATGATTCCAGCTGAATTTGTTAAAACATATGACTTATAGATAATTAGATCTATTAAAAAACTATGCTTAAAAGGTATAGAAATATTTTTTAATCATTATTAACTAAAATAATGATTAATGAATGCACAAATAATGACATGAAATATATACATATGGCGGTAGATGAAGCAAGCAAATCAAAACTATTATATCGCCATGGTTGTGTAGCAGCATCATCGGGTAAGGTAGTTGCTAGAGGATATAATAAATATAGAACATTTTCAAAAGATGGACTAATAAATGATAATTGTTCTTGTCACGCAGAAATTGATGTACTAAGAAAATGTAGAAAAAAGAATATAACAAAGAAATTATCTTTATATATTGTTCGTTTATCGAGCACTGATCATATTTGTAATTCTTTTCCATGTAAACAGTGTTTTGAAACAATGAAAGAATTTCCTATTAAAAATATAACTTATAGTGCAGGGGATGGTAAATTTGTAAAAGAATCGATGAAAGATTTTGATAGCGATTATCATACAAGTGGTCAAGACATAATAAATAAAATAGAAGAACTAAAAATTAAATTATTAATGAAAAAAACATAATATTACGCGTAGCATGGTAGAATATCTAAATTCATTACTTTATTATTGTTTAAAATAGTATTTGATATTTCGAATGCTGAAAAATATGATAATTTTAATTGATTCTCAGGTAAATGATTATGCACTGTTCTTGCAATCATTTTATATAATTTAAAATCTGGATAACGTTCTTCACCATTTTTTTTATATAATATATTTTTATCATAATCATCTTTGCACCATAATGAAACAACTTTTTGTAAATCATTAAAATCTTCGGGATTCTCATCATCATCTATAATGAAATCGTAAATAGAACAACCAAGACGACATAAATCAAAACTAAAATTAGGATCAACTCTTGGTTTTTTCTCATTCATGTATGGTTCACAATTATATTGTGTAGAGGCATCTCCATTTGGTCCAAAACAATTTCCAATAAACATTTTACCATTAAATTTATAAATACTTCTACCAAAATCAATAATTTTGTATATCTTCCCATAAGTCGGAACTTTATAATATTGTTTATTTAATTTGTAGTATAGAAATTCTTCGTTTGTTTTAATATACATAATGTTGTTTGTATGAAGATCATTATGTGTTAAATGAAAACATTTTTGATAACATATTAGATTCATTATAATTTGAAACAATGCACATATTCCTTCATGACTTGTCATTTCTTCATTCTCGAATAAAGAGTCAAATGTACCATTGCATTTTTCTAAGCATATGGCTTGTACTGGGAAATTATAAATATAAGCCAATGTTTCTTCGTCTTCATAACTAGAATCTATAGTTTCATAACTGCTTAATGATAAGGTACTTTCCTTTGATTCTTTAAGAGAAGACAGTAACGAACTACTATCATTATCATCTTCTTCCTCACTAGAAACACTTATTTCACTATTATCACTATCACTATCACTATCATTTTCAGGACATTCACTAGTTTCTTTTGATTCTTCATCACTTGATACTACATTAGAGTCATTAGTTTTACTTTTATTACTTTTGCTATTATCATATATTAATTCATGGTCAAAAATACTAGAAGTATCAAGATTATTATCATCATTTAATTCTGGAAGAGAATTTAGAGTAATATTATGACTATTTGATAAAGATATTTTCAATTTATCTTTGTTTGTACGAGATGCAGATTTGTCATAAATATCAAAATGTTTATTTATTTCGTATAAGCTATTTATATTTTTATGAAAATACTCAGAATTTGATAAATAATCTAAATCTTCATGAATATCGAACTTAAATTTTTTCTGAATCGCTAAAAAAGAGCCATAATAATCAATGCCATGAACTATATTATGATTATGTAACATTTGACTTGCGAGATAATAGAAAAAATTATCTACATAGGAAACATTATGAATATCATTTATATTTTCATGAACTTCATATTCATTTTTTAAATTCGGTAAAATATTTAGGGAACATTGACTTTCTTTAAATTTTCCAATCATATATCTAGTTGGATCGATTAAAGGAGAAAATTTAATAAATGTTTTTCTTTTCTCTTTTTTATTACTTGCTGTGTTATAAACATACTCATTATTAATAAATTGATATTGATGATTTAAAGTAATACGATTATGGGTGTTATCATCTAAATGAAAAAATTCATTATACAATGGATGATAATATTGTAGTTTTTCTAAAGAATATGGATTATATTCGTCTTGAGATATTACATAATTATTACAAAGATCAGTAATGATATTTTCTATTTTATCAGGAACTTTTTTATAAAATAATTCAAATTTAGACATACTAAAACTTATATAGGTGGTATTTATATTTTTCTTTATCTAAATAAACTAATTATACTACGTTTGAATATAAATAATTATTTATGTTGTTATGTTATTATTATTAAAATGACTTTAGAAATGAAAAAGTTTAATATGCGTGAAATCACGTTTAAACCAAATGAAAATAAAGGACCAGTTATTGTGATGATAGGACGTCGTGATACTGGTAAATCTTTTTTAGTAAGAGATCTATTGTATTATCATCAAGATATACCTATTGGTACTGTTATTTCAGGAACTGAAGCTGGTAACGGGTTTTATTCAGAACATGTTCCTAAATTATTTATTCACGATGAATATAACACTGTATTGATTGAGAATATACTGCGGCGGCAAAAAACAGTATTAAAACAAATGAATAAAGAAATAGAAACATATAAAAAAAGTACCATAGATCCTAGAGCATTTGTAATTCTAGATGATTGTCTATATGATCAAGGTTGGACAAGAGATAAAATGATGCGATTGTTATTTATGAATGGGCGACATTGGAAAGTTATGTTAATTATTACTATGCAGTATCCTTTGGGTATACCTCCAAATTTAAGAACAAATATTGATTATGTATTTATATTAAGAGAACCATATTTAACAAATAGAAAACGTATATGGGAAAACTATGCAAGTATGTTTCCAACATTGGAAGCATTTTGTTCAGTAATGGATCAAACAACAGAAAATTATGAATGTTTGGTTATTAACAATAATGCTAAATCTAATAAGTTAAATGATCAGATCTTTTGGTATAAAGCAGAAAACCACCCAAATTTTAAATTAGGATCTAAAGAATTTTGGGATATTTCGAAAAATATGGGTTCAGACGACGAAGATGAAGCGTATGATCCAAATAAATCAAAAAAGAAGACAGCTACTTCTGTAAATGTAAAGAAAACCAAATGGTAACTAACTTACACTTTCTGATTCTTCTGATTCATCTTCAGTTTCTATTTCGATTTCTTCATTATCAGACTCCACTGATAAGTTCCAGCGGATATGAGTATTTACTGGCTTTCGTTTTTGTTCTTGTATATAATCAAGTATAAATCGAGCATAATTATTTAATTTATCTTTATGACTGTTTGAATAATTCTGGTTTATAACTAATGGTTTTTCAAATTCTGTAAACTCTGTATTAAAGTATGGTTTAAATACTGGTCGATTTACATGTGAATCATATTCATTTACATAATATTTTCTACCAAATAAAGGATTTTTATTTTTAAAGTTTAATAGCATAGCATTGATAATCATCCTATTTTCTATTCTTTGATAACTAGCAAGAGAATATTCCGATTTTAAATAATACTTTAAGAATGGACGAAATGCATTCCATAGTATTTCTTGTGGAAAATCATCACTAATCAATATTTGTTCTTTTTTATTAATATTCGGATTTAGATTGTAATTTTCTATCATATTATAAATATAATCTATTTGTGTTACTCTTGAATAATTACAATTTATAAGTTGGTTCATTGAACAATTTCTTAAATAGCCTTTATTATGAAAATAGAACGCAGTTATACAAAAATTTGATTGAAAATAATTATGAAATAATGTAGGCATACTAAAATTGCTTTTTTTTATAAAGAAATACAATGTATACAAATTTGATTTAGAAAATGGTAAATTATTGTAAGGATTCTTAATAGGTAATGGATCTGAATACATTTCTTCGGAATTGGATAATGATTGATGCACAATTTTTTTTGCGTCATTGATAGTAAACAAATATTTTGTATTTTCATGTATTAAACAAATTACATTATTATCGTTTGATGAAATAGGGTTTAAATACATATCAGTGTCATTTCCTAGACTCCTTCTCTTTAATTTACAAATCAGTGCAAATTTACTAAAAGCCAAACATGTTCTTTGACATTTGCTTATTATATCCATAAATTTATTTTTATCAGCATTACTAATAAAATTATTAGTTAAAGTTTTTATCATAAATTTGTATTTGCTTTCTAGAAAAGAACCGTCAAATACATTGTCTAGTTCTATTTTTTTCTTATCATCTGATGTTGATTTTTTATCTTTTTTATTTTTCCTTTTCTTTAATGGTAAATTACTAGGCGGAAATTTAATTTTGTTGTTGCAATAGAAATGATAAAACATATTATGAAATAAATAATGTGGAAGACCTATATTTCTAATTTTATTTTCAAAAATTTCATTAAATTCACATTTATGTGCAAAATTGTTTTGTAGTTTGAGTTGATCATTAAATGTACCATAAAGTACCTTTTCTAGTATAGCTAAAAATATATTCATAGTTAATTATTTTTAATAACTAACTATCATAAATTTTATATCAATTTTTTTAATCTACTGTTTTCAACGCATTTTCCAATTCTTTATCTTCCTTTTCAGCAGATTTAGCCTTTAAAGCATTTTCTATTAAAAGTTCATTGTGTAATTTGGCGGACTCTACATCAACTGCTTCGCGAGAATCAAAATCTACCGTTTCTTTTACACCAATCAAGTTACCTTCTTCGTCAATTCGCTGTGTAAGTTTATTATTATTTTCCTTTGCCTTTTCGATATTCTCTGCAATAGCCTTTTTCTTAGATTCACGTACACGCTCCTCAAATTCCTTCTTGGCTGCCTCCTCATTCTTGATCTTTTCCTTATGAAGTGCATTTAGTTCTTCTTCCATATGTTCTACTCGTCCAGTCTTATACGCATCAGGATCCCATGGAACCCATATTCCTACTGGACCAACAAAAATATCGTGATTGGGATCATTTTCGCGTAATTTTTTACTTTTCATTTCTGCTTCGTCTTGTGTGTTAAATACACCGCGTACTTTCAATCCTCTTACAGATGTTTGGAAAGCGTGATCTTTATCAAACTTTTCATTTAATTTATCTTCCTGTTTATCCATAAAATTTTTATAATCATCTTCAATACCACTTTTTTGCAATTTCGTTGTTTCTTCCTTGACAAAATCATTAAAATCATCAATAAGCGTCTCTACATTTAAACTATATTTGTAAGCAATGAAATGAATAAATTCAAAGTAACGTTCCATTGATTTAGAGAATTCCCATTGTTTAATGAATTGGTCAAACAAATACACCTCACGTTTTTTTAAAATTTTTTCGGGTGATACGAAAGATAAACAAGCGAATTTTTGTCCAGCAATTGGTGGATCTTCATCACAAAGATCAACATATTTAGGGTTTTTACTTCCGTCTGGTAAATTTTTCTTTTCAAAAGACATTTAGGATATATACATTTTATTACTGGTATATTTAAGTGATTTCATAGAAATATAATAATTTTTTTTATTCTTATATAATATATTCTATAATGATTGACATGGTTGATATGAACGAACTCTTAAAACGCGCAATCAAATACTTGATTGAAGGTTTGGCTGTAGCTATTTGTGCTATGCTTATCCCCAAGAAGGCTCTTAACGTAGAGGAAATCATCATCCTTGCCTTGACTGCTGCTGCTACTTTCAGCATCTTGGATGTATTTATCCCTTCTATGGGTTCTAGTGCTCGTAGTGGTGCCGGTTTAACTTTGGGTAGTTCCTTAGTTGGTGGTATCCGCTTAGTAGCCTAAGTATTATAATATGCAAACTATCATAATATAAAGTTTATATTATGATTTTATCCAATTAATGTTTTAACAAACTAGCAAACCATTCGTCGTATTTCTGCATTTTTTCTTTCATCATTTCTAATTCTTCATGCATTTCTTCTTTTTCTTTGGTTAATGTTTTAATTGACTCAATTAAATGTGGAACAAGAGCAACATAATTGACCGACTTTTGATGATATCCTTCTTCATTTTCTACTGAATTTGTTGTCACCAGTTCGGGAAGCACTTCTTCCAATTCTTGTGCAATCAAACCAGTATTTATTTTCTTTGTTTTATCTTTTTTCCATGTAAAATCAACACCACGTAGTTGATTGACCTTTTGTAATGAGTTTTCCAAAGATGAAATATTTTCCTTTAAGCGAATATCGGAATCGGCATAATATGTTTGTGCATTGTATGATTCTGCATTTATATCACCTGCTACATTCAACATATAGCCATTGGGTGTTTTGGTTCCAATACATACATGACCAACGAATGTGGTTACATTGTTATCAATATTCATGGTTGGTTCATAAGATATTTGATAAGCTCTTACAGTACCGTCACCGCCATTACTATTACTATCAAGTTCCCCAATATTTCCAAATGCAAATGTATTTCCATCTTGGCTTAATGCTACACTTTGAGCATTTCCATCAAAATCATAACCGATTTTTTCCCAATTTCCATTTATATATTTAAATAAATAAGCTATATTATAACTGAAATTATTGCCATCGTCGTCCCTTCCTCCTCCTCCTCCTATTGCTATGGTATTGCCGTCATAACTTAATTTTTGTACCTCTCCAAATCTACTTGTAGCAAAAGCACCATCTTTAGTTTTACCTAGTATATCAGTACCAAGTTGCGTCCAATTATTACTTGCATCTTGAGAGTATCTATATACTTGTAAATACGAGTTACCGTCACTATTTTCATTGGAGGTTGATGTGGATATTGTATTTCCATCTCCAGAAATAGCCACCTGACGCCCTATTCTATCATCACTTTGATGTTGGAAATTCAAATTACGAATGAAAACCCAGGATTTATTAATATCATCATAATCATATATATTTACACCCAGACCTGCTACATCATTACCTTCTCTAGATGATACTACTCTGTTTCCATCTAAGGTCATTCCCACACCGAATGAATAATTTGGAAAAGTATATTCAAAATCCCATCTATCATTATCACTATCATAACGATATATACCTCCTTTAGAATTACTATTAAATTCAGTTATTGCTACTAGGTCACCAGTGGTATTTGTTGCAGTAGATGTTCCAAATACTGTTCCGACTTCATGATTATTTGTAGGAACAATAGAAACACGAAGAGGGGTTGCTCCGTTACCTGTGCCTGTAGTATATCCAGAAGTTTCACCAAATAATGTCCATTGTTCATTTATGTAACGGTATGTATTGACAAAACCATACACTCGTGTTCCATCAGTAGTATACATAGTTTGATAAGCCAATGCACCTACTATTAGTACTTTACCATCACCCGATAAAGTAACTCCATTAGTTCCCATACCAAATTCATGATTTGTTACGGTTTCATAGTCAGCTTTAAGTACTTGTCCCAGAGGATAATATGTATCACCTCGTCTTTCATAAACTTCTACTGATTCTTCACGATTATCAGTATGTACGTCAAGACTAATTGCCCAAATTTTTCCGTCACTACTCATATCCATAGACTTTCCTAAACCTGATCTGTTATTAGCTCCATGCATTGTGCATATTGGTGTTCGTATGTAATTTTTAACATCTTCTTTCATTTGCGAGTTGAAAGTAATGGCTCCTCCACTAATATCCATGACAGGATTGGATAGACTTGTTTGCGATAGTTGATATGTACGTACAATACCACTATTTTCTTGATTTAGATCTGCGTGGTGACCTCCAACGACAATTTTTGTTCCATCTGCACTCAATTTACATGAATTATTTTGTGATGATGCAAAGTCTGAATTGAAAACATTATGGGTGTTTGCTATCTTGGTTGTATCATTTATTTTTTGTACTAAATTCCAATCATTATTGACGTATTTAAAAATATATGTTGCACCAATCATAATAGTTTCTCCATCACTAGAATTCTCTTGAGAAACAACTGCTAAGGTATAACCGTCAGAAGATAAAGATATTCCTTTTCGTGATACACCTCCAAATTTTTGAGGGTTATCTAAACCCTCAGGACCAGGTTGTATTTCTCCAATTAAAGTTTTTCCAAGTTGATTCCAGGTAGTACCATTATATTGCCATACTTCTACTCCACCAGTTCTATAATGACCATTAAAACTAAAATGAGTACCAGTTAATGCAACAATAGAACCATCTGAATTTATAGCACTATCTGTAAATACATTATCATTTTCCTGTAAATTTTTGCTTATAATCGTATTACCCAATTGGTTCCATAAAGCGTCAGACGAAATATATTCATATACATATAGTAGAACACCAGTACGAGCATTTGTACTACTAATAGCGATACGATCTCCCGAAGAATTTAAACATACGCTTTGACCAAAGTAATCACCTTCATTTACACCATTAAAAAGTCCTGTTTCTCCAGAATCAGTAGTACCAAACCTGTCCCAATTATCTTCAGCAGTATTATATTCATATATCACTACCATACCTGTTTGACTATTTGCGTTGAAAGAACCAATTGCTAGAATTGTACCATCATCATTTATAGATATACCTGCTCCATATCCACCCCAATTTTCCTCATGGCCACCAGTTAATAATTGTCCACGTTGAAACCAATTTTTAGTAATATCACTATATTCATATACAGCCACACCACCATTTTCGTTATTATCAGCAGTATCACTAACATCATAACTACGTGATTGAATAACTACAATATTTCCGTTTCCAGCCAATTGAATACCATCGGCTTCCGTATTATAAGAACCGACTTCAGGGCCAAAACTCAATGTATCTCCTAATTGATACCAAAGTTCGATCTCAGGATCATATCTATAAATTTGATGTAAACCAGCGTTATTACCACTTACTGTATCACCCGCAGCCAATGAAGCAGCAATGGTAGTTCCTGAGTTATCCATGGATAGAGAGATACCCATATAGGGTCCACTGCTGGCTGGCTCTTGTAGGCCAGTAATATCTTGCCCAAATTGATTCCAACTTGTTTCTACAAATGGATTCGTAAGACTAAAATTACCTTCTTTGGTTATTTTCATTTTTTGAGACCCACTAGTGTAAAATGTTAATTGATCTTCGTCAGCAGTGGGAGCACTTTCTGCTGAAATATAGGTATCTTGATCTACATCAATAACTCCACCAAGTCCTTGCCAAGCATCACTATTATTATATCCTTCAAATTGACTGGTAGTAGTATTAAAACGAACTTGGCCTATTTCATTTACACTAGGCCTTTGGCTCGTTTCTCCCGAAGGAATACGAAGTGCACCTGAACCACTGATATCTAAATCACAATTAGGCTCAAACGGGTCTACTCCAATTCCAACCCCAGTTTTTGCAATATTTAATTGATTGTAATTTCCGTCAGGTCTAAGTTGTTGCAATTTCATATGTGAATCAACTTCATTATTACGAATAATTGCATCGTAATCATTCGTTTCTAGTGTTAAACCTTTATCAATAGTAGCCATACTGGAATAGTATCCGGAAACCATATTACCATATTGTTTTGAAGTGCCGTATACAGGTTCAGGTTCCGGTTCCGGTTCCGGTTCCGGCTCAGGTTCAGGCTCAGGTTCCGGTTCCGGTTCCGGTTCCGGTTCCGGTTCCGGCTCAGGTTCCGGTTCAGGTTCCGATTCAGGCTCAGGTTCCGATTCAGGCTCAGGTTCCGGTTCAAATTCGGGTTCCGGCTCAAATATAGGCTCTGGTTCTGGTTCATATTCAGGCTCTGGTTCAGACATCAATAAATATATATATATAAATAGTTATAAATTAATCACTATGAATTAACACAAACAAAAATACAAAAATTTTTATTATGTTTGTAAAATATATATGAATCTTTTCAAATATATTAACGTTAAATTATTTTTGATTAGTCTATTTATAGGACTATTTGCTGTATATATTAGTATGCCAGATATGCGAATCATAAAAGTATTTCCAAATCCTGATAATGTAGCCTTATTACAATATAAAGATCAAACAGATACCTGTTTTTCTTTAAAACAAACCGAAGTAGATTGTCCAAAAAACGAAGGGGATATTGCTAAAATACCAGCTCAAGCATAAGAGTACGAAAAATTATTTTAGAAGACTATAGTATATGAATTTAAGAAGATTATTAGAATCTGAATTAGGAAAAAATATTATATCAATCTTATTAGGTTTAGGATTGGCAACTTTATTTAGAAAGGTATGTACCGATAAGAATTGTATACGTTTTAATGGACCAATTATAAGCGATATTGAAGATAAAACATTTAAACATGGAGAAAAATGTTATCAATATAAAGCACAATCTGACCGTTGCGATACTTCTAAAAAAATCATTCCTTTTATTTCACCTAAAGAAGCAGAAGAAATAAATACTTAATTATTTAGCGTATTCGTTAAACTATACAATGAAACTTATATGCACATTGTATAGTTTTATGGAAAATTCTATTACAAAAATAGCAGATTTACCTAGTGATGGAGGAAATAATCAATCGCAACATCCTTCTGGAATGCAACCACCTGAAACAATAAGCATTTCTAATTTAAAAAATAGGCAAGAAAGCGATGTTCCGACAAATTACACACCTATCAATGTTCATCCAAATCCATATGGAGTATCTGATAAAAATCCTATTATAGACCCTCCTATGAATCAACAAAGTGAAAATATAACAATGCAGCATATAGCAACTCAACCAGTTAGGAATGAAATACCAGAAAATTTTCGAAATCAAATTGAATCTATGCCGACGCAAAATTTACCATCAAGAGATATTCCAATGAATACTGATAATTATAATATGGATCCACAGATTCAAGCAAATTATATTCCAAAAGGAAAAGAAAACGACTATGTAAAAGAACATTATGATATGACAGAACAAAATCTACGAGAATACGAGCAAAATAAATACCGTGAAAATGCGGCAGACGCCATTTTAAATGATATTCAAATGCCTGTTTTTATTACTGTATTGTTTTTTTTATTTCAAATGCCAATGGTAAATCAAATCATTTTTAAGAAATTCTCCTTTTTGTCTATATATAATGATGATGGTAATTTTAATTTCATAGGTCTTTTGTTAAAAAGTATATTGTTTGGATCGTTTTATTTTTCAGCAAATAAAATAGTCCATTTTTTAACTACCATTTAATAATTTAAACAGTAGGAAAATATTCCCAATCTAAATCAAAGCATACTTTTTTCCAAATCATGTCTTGCTCTAATTGTTTTTCACGATCTTTCATCATTGGTATATAGGGCAAATATTGAGTTTGATCTAATAAAACACATAATTGGTATAATGTATATGTATAGTTAAAAAAATTAGTACGATTTGGTGGACAATGAACTGCCCATGGTTTTTGTATTTCAATAAACAATACACAAAGTGTTTCATGTAGTTCCTCATTCATAACAGGTGGTTTAATACCAAACATTGAATTAATATATTGAATATGTTCAAAATATTTATTAAGACCAAGTTTACGAAGAATTTCTCTCATCTTATCATAATTAATTATGGACATATCTGTAATACGCTCTTTTTTAATACGTCCCCTTATTTTTTCAATGACCTCTTCTGGTATTTGTGTAGTTTCTTTTGCTTGAAACTGTGATAAAATCTCTTTAAAATGGTTTAATCTTATATAGGCTGTGTAAGAAACTTCATTTGGTGGCTCTTTATTACTAGGCTTAGAATTGTCAACAATATAAGAAATAAATTTACCACATTTATCATTATTACATACCAAAATACCTTCATCTTCTTGTGGAATCATTTCACCATCATGACATATATAACATTTATCAGTAGGAACTACAAAATCTTGCATATTTGTAATTTCATTATTTACATTTGCCCAATAATCTACATAAGATTTTCTTGATAAATTATATTTATCGTTATTGATAGAAGAAGCTTCATCTTTTGTGGCCTTGATTTTGAAAAAAGAATTCAATACCTTTGTATTTTGATTCACAATATTAGAGTCATTTGATATTTGCTGTTTTTGTTCAAAGTAATCAAAAATATGCTTTGAATTATTCAAGAAATATTGCTTTTTTTCCAATTTTAATCGTTTTATTTCTTGTTGAATTTCTTGTATTCTATCTTTAATTTTCATAAATTCATCTAGTTGACTATCTTTTAAGTTCGACACATCTGTTTTTAAATTTTCTTTTTCTTTCTGCAATTCGGGTATTTTAACATTTTCTATATATTCAAAATGCTCTAACATCTCAGAATGTTTTATATCAATAGTATGAATAGTTGTTTGATTTGATTTATACCCTCTCTTTGAAACAGACATAAGATAAAAATATACACTTGTATGTTTTTATGTTATTTTTTTTTCAA